CACCTTCAACGTGCTGTTGGATCACAACAAGCTGATGAACGTGGACTTCCAAGGCGGCAATGGCGATAACAACTTCGCTCAGCGTCGTATCGCTTGGCTGAACGGCATCCGTGTCATCGAGACTCCGCGTTTCCCGACCGGCGCTATCGCCTCGCACTTCCTCGGTTCCGCCTTCAACGTGACGGCCACCGAAGCTAAGGCTCGCTTCATCATCTTCCACCCGCGCAAGACGCTGGTGACTGTTGAGGCCAAGCCGATGACCGTTCGCGTCTGGGACGATGAGAAGGAATTCAACAACGTCCTCGACTCGTACACCATGTACACTGTCGGTATCCGTCGCGGCGATGCCGTCGCGGTCGTTAGCACCGACTAAGCCTATTGGCTCTAGGGGAGTCAGCCTTCGGGTTGGCTCCCCTTTTTTCGTTCTGAGGTAATATGATTCTCCTTGACGCAGTAAACCTGATCCTGCCGAAGCTCGGCGAGCACGGCGTAACTTCGCTGAACACCAAGCACCCGACCCTAGCAGTCATCTTACCTGAGATCGACAACGAACTTCGACAACTGCTGATGAAGGGTTGGTGGTTCAATGAATTTGATGTGACGCTGTACCCTGACCCCGAGGGCAAGATCGCCATCGGTACGGATGTACTGACGTTCACACCTGACTGTGCTGACGTAGCTGTGCAGCGTGGTCTTGAGTTGTACAATCCTGTGACGCTGAACTACGTCTTCACGGAGGCTGTTCCGGGGCGCGTGCGCCAGTACGTCGAGTTCGACAAGCTGCCTGAGTCCGCTGCGCAATACGTGTACTTCGCCGGTCTGGTGAATGCCTACGTGGCAGACATCGGCCTGACGCAAGAGGTGCAGGCATGGGGTAACAGGGCACAGGCCGCGTACTCCGACTTGCTGGCAGAGCATCTGCGTCAGCGGAAGTACAGCACTCGGCAGTCCAAGAAGTTCCGGCGTTTAGTGTCCGCTCTCCGAGGCTAATATGAGTACCTTTGAAAGCTCATATAAATCACTACTCCAAGGCGTTTCCCAACAGATTCCACGGGAGCGTCTTCCGGGCCAGCTTACGGCCCAACTGAACATGCTGGCCGACCCTGTGACGAACCTTCGTCGCCGTCCCGGTGCGCAGTTCCTGAAACACCGTGCTTGGCTCGGTGTCGATGCTAAGCGTATCCTTGGCTGGTTCACTGATGTGGCTGGAGAACGCCTGCACGTGATCCTGAATACGGTCACAGGGGAAATCCTACTGATGGACGGGAACCTGAACGAACTCGCCCTACTTAACGCTGGTACGTATCTCCAGACGACTAATCCGAGCAGCATCCGTGCTGCCACTGTAGGTAATGAGTGCTTCCTGTGTAACACCGAGAAACTCCCTGCATTGGTGCATGGCGGGACTACCACTAGCGATGGCGGTTTCTTCTACATTGTGGCAGGGGCTTTCAGTAAGGGGGATGATTTAACAGTCACGTGGTCTGGGGGTACGTACAGCGCAAGCTACACGACCCCGAGTGGCGCTGCTGCTGGGGATGCTGCCCTAGCCACCCCGGAGTACATTGCAACTCAACTGTACAACCAGTTGGTGTCCGCTGGCCTCACGACGATCTATCGTGTCGGCCCGTACGTGTACATGACCAAGACAGGTGGCGTGCAGGTCAATACTACCGTGAGCACGAACTACATCATCCCCAGCAAGAACCGCATCGTGAGTACAGCAGGCAATCTCCCTGCACGCCTTCCGGTAGAGGCAAACGGATTTGTGTGCCGCGTAGGTACTGTAGAACTTCCGCAGTATTTCAAGTACAACTCAGCCGATGTGTCGTGGCTTGAGGTAGGGGCTGTTGGTTCCCCGACAGGCATCACAAACATGCCGATCAGCGTGTACTACAACGGGTCCGCGTGGGCGCTGAATACGTCTAACTACGAGGGACGCAACGCAGGTGACGATGAAACGAATAAGCCGCATGAGTTCTGCACTCAGGGCATTACTGGCATGGCTACTTACCAAGGTCGCCTTGTCCTTATGTCTGGCCCTATGGTTAGTCTCTCGGCGTCTGGGAAACCGCGTCGGTTCTTCCGTAGCACGGTCACTTCTGTAGTCGATAGCGACCCAATCGAAATCGGCTCGGGCATGAACTCATCCGCTGCGTATGAGCATGCTATCCCGTTCCAGAAGGACTTAGTGCTGCTGAGTTCCGCGTATCAGGCGGTGATCCCTAGTAATAACACAGCCATCACTCCGCGTAATGCCACGGTGGTTCCTACGAGTTCCCACGAGGTCGATGTAACATCACCTCCGATTGCGCTAGGACGTACCCTCATGTACGCTGCCCCTCGCTCAGAGGATTTCTTCGGTGTGCGCGAGATGGTGCCGTCGCCATACACTGACTCGCAGTACGTGTCGCACGACGCTACTCCCCACCTACCGAAGTACATGGGCGGTCGGTGCCGGTTCAGTGTGTCTAGCTCCGTGGCTAACATGGCGCTGTTCGCACCCTCCGGTGACTTGCGCTCTCTGATCGTGCATGAGTACATGTGGGATGGGGATCAGAAGGTACAACAGGCGTGGCACACGTGGACGTTCCCGTACGATGTGGCTACTGCGTACTTCGCGTACGATAAGGTTATCGTTGTGTTCGCGCAGAACGGCACACTGGTGGTCACTCGAATTGATCCGCGAATCGGTGTACTCACATTCGATTCTGCGCGGCGCCCGTTCTTGGACTTGTGGTCCTCACAGACCGTGACCAACCACGTGGTGGGTGTCCCAGCATGGATGCTTGCGTTCGATCCTACTGTGGCTGCGAAGCTGCAACTCACGGCCAGCACTGGTAATCTCGCAGGGGATCTCGTTGGCGCTACCGTAGAGGGAAGCTCCCTCCGTGTTGTGCGGTCGTTCCGTGGCGGTGCTGTTGCTATGGGTGTGCCGTACCGTAGCTCGTTCTCACCCACCCCTCCGGTGGTACGGGACTACAACGATGTTGCGGTCAGTACGAACAAGGCGACCCTGCTCCGGTATATCCTCGGGACTAAGAACTCGCAGGAGTTCAAGGTGCGTGTAGTGGATCGGAACAGTTCTAACGACGGTATCTCGTCTGTCAGTACGCTGCTGTGGAGTTCGCGTGAACTGGAACTCGGACGCTCCCTGTATAGCACGGATGCTGCATCAATCATCCCGTGCCGTACGAATATCAATACAACGGTAGTCGATGTGTACACTGAGGAAACTGGCGAACTCAACGCTGTGTCCTTGGAGTACGTGTTGAAGACCAATCAGAAGATCAAGAGGCGATAATGCATCCTATTGTGAAGGTGATGGAAGTAGCGGGGCAACTCTCTCCCCAAGGTATCAGGGAGGCTATCCACACCTTCCAAGAGGGTGTGATCGCATCAGGGGCTAACGAGGGGCAGGATGCCTGTCCGTTGACGCACACGTTCGTGAACGGGGTGTATGCTCGGGAGATTCTGATGTTTGAGGGACAGACAGTGGTGGGCCGGATACACCGGCACGCTCATCTGAATTTCATCATGCGCGGTAAGGTGCGTGTACTCACGGAGCATGAAGGTGCTCAAGAGTACACCGCCCCGTGTATGTTTGTTTCACAGGCCGGTACTAAACGGCTCGTGCATGTGCTGGAAGACTGTCTGTGGGTAACAGTGCACCCTACCAGCAAGACCACACCTGAAGAGGCTGTGGAAGAATTAACCACGCTCGACTACAACGACATCGAGCTTACTACGGAATTTGAGGTGCTGCCATGACTATGGCGTGGGTAGCGGTAGGCACTGCGGTGGTCGGTGCTTCCGCAAGTATATACAATGGCAACCAAGCCGCAAAGGGGCAGGCAGCACAAGCGTCTGCCATGAGCAACGCAGAGAACGACGCGATTGCTAAACAGAACATGAGCCAGATGGTACGGAACTCCTACCGTACGGGCATGCTGAATGTGCAGTTAGGCTTGCAGAAGAAGCAAGCTGTGCAGCAAGGTTTCGACACATCTGTGCAGTTCCGCAACGTTATGGGACAGGCGGTGTCGAATAAGGAGGCGGCTAGCGCCATTGGTGGAAGTGCCGATGCTGTAGTTACCGATCTGGAGATGCAGTACGAGAACTCTAAGATGGTGCAGCAGGAGAACTTCGCCAGCATCCTCGACAACTACAACAACGAACTTGACGCTATGCGTATGAATGCACTAAATCAAGTAGTGGATGCTAAAAAGTACGAGTACCACGGCCCGTCCTCAGGGCAGATCGTAGGCGGGGCGCTCGCCAGTGCGGCCATCAGCGCAGCCGGTAACTACGCCATGCGTAACATGAGCCTTGGGTTGGGTCCGAAGGCAGGTACGCAGGTACAGAGCACAACTGGAACTATGGCCGGATTCCGGCAAGACCCATTCGGGCCTACACAATCACGGTTCAATTTCTAAGGAGTTTCTATGGCAGTCCTACGCCAAGAGATCGACGCCCGTATCGGCGTTAAGGATACACGCACCGTAAGTGCTGCACAGGTGCAGGATGCTGCTTACCGTCCTGAAGAGGTTGTGCGAGTGGGTGAATCTACCTCTTGGCGTAACAACCTCGTGGAGAGTATCGCGGGTACTGCCATCAAGGTAGGTGAGAAGATGGTCGGGGTAGCGCAAGAGAATGCCTACCTCGAAGGGCAGGCTAAGGCAGGGCGTATCAAGTCTGAGGACGAACTCGAAGGGGATTGGCTTACTAAGGATTGGGCAGTCGCAGGCTACCGTGATACGATGGGTAAGCTGGCCCTAGCTGACTCTGAGGCTAAGATGGCTGTGGATATGCAGGAACTGCGTACCAAGAGTCCCGCCGAGTTTGAAGAGTACCTCACCAAGCGCCGGAATGAACTGACCCCGAACTTCGCGTCACTGAGTCGTGAGGCGCGTGCGAATATGTTCAGCCAACTGCTGATGTCTGACCGCACTGCCATCGTCAAGCACGCTGGTGAGCACAAGGCGTACATCCTCGATACCGCTCAGAAGGGTATCCGCGCTACGAGCATCAGTTCTCTGACACAACTCAACGATATGCAACTATCAGCCCAGTTGGGGAAGATCGAGCCAAAGGCGTACCTTAGCGCAGTCCAGCAGTACGCAACTAACCTTGAGGCAACTGTGTGGCGTAATCCCATGTTCAAGAATGAACCGGGGATCAAGAGCAAGCTGACGGCAGAGGCCATCCAGAACGCTCTGGATAACGACCATCTGGAAGTCTATGAGTACTACCGGGACAACGTGTTCGAGGGTGTTGACGGTGGGCCTAAGCGTAACGTTCTGGCCGATCTCGATGAGGGAACTGCCACCAAACTCAGCAAGGCATATCTTGAAGCGAAGCAGCGTACAATCGGCCAACGTGAAGGCGCATTGCTGACTCAACAGGCTCAGTACGAGGCTTCGCTTCAGAATGGCACTAGCACCGCCACGTGGGAGGATCACTCCAGACTACGTGACCGACTGGTTGCAGGTAAGGTGCTGAAGTCGGCGGACGCTATTGCGAACTTCGATAAGCAGTTCTTCCTACACGCCAATAAGAACGACGATCTTGAAGGTATGGCCGCTGCGTTCCGTAACCACGACAGCGAGTACATGACCAACAAGAACAAGACTCCACAGGAACTGGCGGAGGCTCAGGAAAAGCTCTGGGCTAAGCAAGCTGCTGCTGGCAAGCCTGTCGGTATCGAGGCTCAACTCGGTATTCTGAAGTCTGCCACCGAACGTGGGTCTGAGGTGGCTGGTAAGATGATGGGCGCTAAGGTCGGACTCAGCATCGCTGCTCTGACACGGTCTGATGGGCAGATTGATGCCCAGCACGCACAGGTGCTCAACGTCTTCAACAAGATGTACGAGAACGCGAACCCGCATCAACGGGCATATATGACTGGCGGTATCCCGCAGGCGCAGCAAGATCGCTTCCTCGCTCTACGCGAGGCTATGCGTGATGGTAGTACTATGGACATCGCGCTGCCAAAGGTTATTGCTATCGAGGCGAACAACGCTCGTATGACCCCGCAGGAACGTGCCGTCGCCTCTCAGGTGACACAGGCCGAGATCAACAAGGAAGTAGCAGACTTCGAGAGCCAAGGCTTCTTGATGAGTCTAAAGAACAAGTTGATCCCGACTGAGCGTAACCAAGCCAAGGCAGTGCTGCAACCTAGTGAAATGCTCTGGGGCAACAACACAAAGGTCGAAGAGACTGCAAATAAGATGCGTTCGGAGATCATCATGGAGGCAAACGAAATGCGCCGCGTGAGTCCGCACTTGTCTGCCGAGTCGCTGGTGAACAAGGCTGCGGGTGCTGTGGCTTCGCGTACGCTGCGTATGCCTGATGGCCCTCCGCTGTTCCTGCCGCGAGGTATGGAGCCATCTAAGTTCTTCGGTGAGGGTAAGGACTTGTACAAGAACCTACCGAACGAGGTGTATGCCAAGGCCGTCAACACCATCATCAAGCCAACTACAGCAGGCAACGCTGTGAAGTACGAGGTAGCACTCGGCGGCGTAGCTTACGTGGAGGTGGACGCCAGTGGGAACGAGACTTCCCGCAAGGGCATTATCACGCCCAAGGCGGTGCAAGCCCAGCTTGATGTGATGATCGAAGACAGCCACAAGCGTAGCTCCGAGATTCATGGTAGCGGCAAGACCGTGCGCCATGATACGGCTGCTGTGAACTTCAACGGCGAGAACGCTGCTGGTGTTCCGCCTGACTTGATGTTCCAGTTCCGGGATACTCTCGTGAAGCATGAGGGTGTGCGTAACACCGTGTACAAGGACACCAAGGGTAATCCGACTATCGGCGTAGGTATTGCCAACAAGGCGTATTTCCCGAAGGTTGGCCCAGATGGTAAGATCGACCAAGCAACCATTAACAGTACCTTCCGTAAGGCGTCCAACGACGCCGCCACGTTTGGTGCACGGGCTACTCAGCAACTCGGGCTGGAGGGCAACAAGTCAGCATTCCTGCTGTTCTCGGAGTTCGCCTATCAGGGTACTGGTGGCACGTTCAAGGAAATGGCTCAGGCTATCTCCCGTAAGGATAAGGAAGCAGCCCTCGCTGCACTAAAAACAACCAAGGCGTACGATTACTCTCAACCTGCCCGTAAGGCGCACTACGAGAAGCTGGTCCTCGCTGCACTTGAAGGAAAGTAAATGATCGAACCCACCATTTTCGGTAAAAGTTCCGTCGGCCCTGTAGAGGGGCTACCGCAAGACCCCGCCGAGATGGTGGGTAAGGTTGAACCTACTCCGCTTCAGGATGTACCGACCACTGTCGTATTCCAAGGCTCAGAGGTCGCTGCCGAGGCTAAAGCAAGCACCTTGGCGGCTGACCGTGAGCGTGCAACCATGCTGGAAAGCGCAGGGGCAGCAATGTCCATGTGGGTGGGTAAGGGCATCTATGACCGCATCACTGCTCCTGCTGATGTACCGGAGGAAGGGTACAAGTTCTCCGATGCTCTGAAGCACGTTCCGTTCAAGATGACTGAGGACGAGTTCAACTGGCTGAAAGGTGCCAAGAGTACTACAGGATTCCAGTACCGTCGCGAGTACATCGAGAAGCAGCGCCAAGCCCAACAGGCAATGGGAGATCACCCGCTTGTCGGCCTAGCTACAACCTTACTCGACCCTGCGTTTCTCGTCACCACCCAGCTCACTGCGGGTGTGGTAAAGGTCGCACGAGGCGGTCGGGCTATGTCAGGTGTTGTGAGTGGTGGCCTCGCTGCTGGGGCTACGCTTGCTGCCGAGGGTCCGACAGACGAAGGCGCTGTTATTATGAACGGCCTCGCTAACCTTGCTGCCGGTGCT